TGGAGGAACTGTGCCGCCAACAGGAGGAGGTTCTCCTGTAGATGCCGGTGGCGGTACTGCAGGTCGTGTTCCGGACGTGCAGGCCACGATCCTAGGAGGCGCTGCCGGCCTTAGCTCAGTTGCACTGACCTTGGCCAACTTGCCAGAACACAGTCATACTTTGGCCTCTGCTACACAGGATTATCAAGCGATAGCAGTAAGCACCACTCTTGACCCAGAGGCAACATCTGGACTAGGACCTACAGCTCCAGGGCAAGCTCAATACATTAAAGACAGCGGCCCTGTCAAAAAGCTAGGAGGTGTTACTCTTGGAACTGCTGTGGGATTGATGAATCCGTTTTTAGCAATGAATTATATAATCAGATCCGGTCCACCGGCATTTATTACAACGGCATAATTAGGTAAAATAATATGACATACCAGATTAACAAAACAGACGGAACCATAGTTGCCACAGTTGCTGACGGTCAAATCGATGATAGATCAACAGACATTACCTTAATTGGTAAGAATTACAGCGGGTTCGGTGAAATCTTTAATGAAAATTTAATTAAAATTTTAGAAAACTTTTCCGAGTCAACACAACCAGATCATCCGCTAAGAGGACAAATATGGTTTGACTCTAGCGAATCAAAATTGAAAGTGTATAACGGTGTTAGTTTTGTGCCAGTTAGTTCTGCAACAATATCTAGTACTCAGCCTTCGACTTTGGCCATAGGTGATCTATGGTACGATGATGTTGGTAAACAATTATTTTTCTTTGACGGTGCAGCGGCAATACTGTTAGCTCCATCGTATAGCAGTTCACAGAGTCTAAGCGGACTTAGAGTAGATACCATACTAGATACTCTTAACCAAACTAGGGTTATCACTAGTCTGTATAACAATGGTATATTGTTAGGCATATTTGCCAAAGATAGTTTTACCCCAAAAATACCCATTATCGGATATGCAGGCATTATTGCACCCGGGTTTAATGTAGGCACATTAGCTGATTTTAAAATACGTGCGACCTGTATCAACAGTGACAGTCTCGGTGGAGCCCCTGCTACTACATATGTTCGTACAGATACAACTAATGCAATTAACGGACAACTACAAATTACTGATGACGATGGACTGCTCTTTGGTTCAGCTACTAACGGATCATTGTTTATTACCACTGGTGATATAACGTTAGCTAATTCCTCAAGCAATAAAAACATCACCTTGAGTGTTAACAGATTAGACACCCAAGAAAGTGCAATAGTAATAAATGCAAGTGCTAGAACTATTGGATTATATCCTGCCATATCGACCAGTACTGTTAATCTTGGTGGAGACCTAGTAGTAAACGGAAACCTTACAGTCGAAGGAACTACCACTACACTAAACACCAGTATTTTTACAGTAGAAGATAAAAATATTATCATTGCCAATTCTACTAGTCCTACCAACGTCACAGCTGACGGTGCAGGTATAACTATCAAAGGCGGAACTGATAAAACCATTGCTTACAGTAATAGCAGCAATTGGTTAGATATTTCTGAAACATTGAATCTAGCAGCAGGGAAAGGTGTTTACATCGGTGGAACAAAAGTTATCGACGGAAACAGTTTAGGATCTGCAATTACTAGTATCCCTGGTGTTACATCTTTCGGTACACTAAACGTGATTAACGTGGGCCCCGGAACGCCGCCAGTCACACAAATGAGATTTGAAAACCACAGAATCTCCACGGTGTCGTCTAACTATGACATTGAATTAGAACCAGATGGCGCAGGAAATGTGGTGTTAATAGGCTCTCCAAAAATCACCGGCCTAGCAAATCCTACCTCTGCCCAAGATGCTGCCACTAAAGAATATGCAGATAATAAAGTAGAATCAAGACCGTTAATTTTCAGCATTGATCTTTCTGATGGAAAATCAAATACCTATATAATTAACAACATCTTAAACAATCTTGCTCCGGTGGGAGAATATAGATCGTTGACTTATGCAAGAGTATTATGCAGTTTGATCAGCAATAATGCACAGAGTCTAGAAATAAATTCGCTGCCCCCAGGCTTGTCAACAGCAGCATTTATTACTAACCATTTGACCGGATCCAGTAGTCTGGCAATTACCAATATAAGTTTTCCAACAGCCACTATTGCAGCAGCTAGTGTGTCTGTGACAAGAATTATTAAATTGTTTCAAATAGTAGGTGGTGTGTGGGCACATCAGTCAGATCAAGTGCTTCCACCATAATGAACCAGGAGCGGCATAAATGGCCTATGTAATTAATAAGTTTAATGGGGTGCAACTAGTGGTGCTTGATGATGGCACCTTAGATACCACCACCAGTCTAGGCCTAGTAGGCAGAAACTATGTAGGCTACGGTGAAACACAGAATGAAAATTTTGTATTCCTCTTAGAAAATTTCGCCAACACAGCTCCGCCAGCGAGACCGTTGGTAGGACAGATATGGTTTAACACCACAAATGATACTGCCTATGCCTACGATGGCGCACAGTGGAATCCTATTGGGTCGGCTGCATCAAGTCCAACAGCACCACCTAACACCAATGCTGGTGCGCTATGGTTAAAAACTCCTATCAACCAATTGTATATATACACCGGCACAGAATGGAGATTTATAGGACCCGAGGCTGTTGAAGGGTTTGGGTCTACTAGAGCCAGAGCTGGTTCTTTAGATAATACAGCAGGTGATCCTCAGCCGGTGATCTTTTTAGAAACCAACGGTACTGTATTTGCTATCTGTACAGCCACAGCATTTGTTATAAACCCTAGTAATTCAGTCACTGGATTCAGCAATGCCTTACAGGTAGGAATTAATTTATCCGCTACAGCCAAGATCAATGGCAGCATTACAGGAAATGCCGCTACTGCAGATCAATTATCTACTGCAAGATTGATTAATGGCGTGCCATTTAATGCTACATCGAATATCACGGTGACTGCTAATACCCCTAACTTATTGAAAAAAGGCACTTATATTTCTGGCTCTGATTTCAACGGCAACACAGAAACCACATGGAGTGTTGATGCAACATCTTCTAATAATATAGGTAAGGTAGTGGCAAGAAATTCCGAAGGTGGTTTTTCAGCAGGCACTATCACAGCCACATTTGTTGGAGATCTAACCGGTAATGTTACTGCTTCAACAGGAATCAGTACATTTAACACTGTGCAAGCCACTCAATTTATTGGTGCTACTCTGTCAGGCAACGCAGCTTCCGCTACAAGGTTAGCCACTGCACGAACTATAAATGGAGTAGCGTTTGATGGATCTAACAGCATCACAGTACCGGCTAGTGCGGACACGTTAACTGGAACAACAATAAACGGTACAGTGACCCTGAGTTCGTTGACACAGGTAGGTACACTAAGTTCTCTAAACGTCAATGATAGCGGAATATTTGTAGGCAGCGGAAATCAACTAAGAATGTTCGTTGATTCTAGTACTCCAACAATTAGATCTGCCACAGGACGTTTGAATTTTGATATGGGAGCAAGTGGTCCGGATGTCAACTTTGTGGATTCTGCAACTTCGTTAAGTCTCGGCGGTCCGAATGCTCCAGCTATCACAGGCGACAACACAACCAATCTTGGTATAACAGGATATAAATTTAACGGTGTTTATGCTAACAACTTTTTTGGCAATGCCACCACAGCTACCCTAGCAACCACAGCTACAAATCTTCCCGGCGGCGGCCTCGGAGCTATTCCTTATCAAACAGCAGCAAACACCACTGCTATGTTAGGGCTAGGAACGGCGGGTACTGTACTTACTGCACAGGCCGGCGGCCTAGCATGGCAGACGATTGCTCAAGAATCTCTAACCAAAGGAAATTATATTTCTCTGTCAGGCACGTTAACTAGCACGATTGTAGATGCTACTGGATATGCTATTCCTAGTGCAGCTTGGCAGATTTTAGTAAATGATAATGATTTTTCTGGATGGATTACTATAGATACCCCAACAGGGATACCTGGATGGACTCAATATGTTATAGTAAGACAAAATGGAAATCAAGTTGCATCGAGTTCCGATGTTGGCGCCACATCTATAATAGTAGATAGCACCACATACACTAGAAGCACTTTGCAATATCAAGGAGCGCCTGATTTTGAATTTTTCACTGCAATATATCTACAAAGATTATTAGGAAATGTTTATAATACTTCGGATTCTGATTTTTTAAATAAATTTTTAAACGGAACACTAACGGCTTGGGTAGAAATAACACCTGCATGGAATGAAGGCGGTCCGCTACAGGGTAAACGTACAGCCGTTTATGAAAACGGATCTATTTTAGTCTCTTCAACAACAACATTTGGGTTATATGAAACTATAAAAGATGTTCCAGCTAATATAACGTATCAGAAAGATGGATTTGTGCTTCCGGATAGATATACAACCTATACAATTGGTTCTACAACATACCAATTAAGAGGGTGGAGAATTAATAAAATACAAGGTGATCCGTTTCAGGTATCTGTTTACCGTTATTCGATTTCAGGTCCTAATGCTTACAATTATTACGACGGATCAACAGCATTAACACTAGGAATAGATGCAGCAAGTTCTAACACAGCCAGCAAAATTGTAGCACGTGACGCCAGCGGCAATTTTGCAGCGGGTACTATCACAGCTAATCTTGTAGGTGCAGTCACAGGTAATGCTTCTACCGCAACACAATTACAAACTGCAAGAACCATCAACGGTGTGTCGTTTAATGGCACACAGGACATAACAATCATAGCCACCGATGCTACTAAAGTAGCGTTAGCTGGCAGCACTATGACAGGATATCTAACATTAGTTGGCGCCCCTGTTAATGCAAATCACGCTACTACCAAAACCTATGTAGACAGTAGATTACCACAGTATACTATTGTCAGTGGGGCACAATACAGTACGTCGGGATACACTAATCAAGTTGGATCATTTAACGATGGCGCAAACTTTTTTGATGTATTTCCTCCAGCAGGAAAAAGCATGGCAAATATTGTAGCATTTATACCCTCTATCCATGTAGTTCATTATGCTGGTGGTGTAGACGGCAACGACAGTATCAGATGTACGTATTCTTATCTCGGTGATAGGATTAGAGTCTATGTGCAGAACACAGAACAACGAAGCACCCCAGCAGCAAACTATTTGGCCATTTGGAGTTAATCATGCATTATGTTTGTATAGAGAATAATCTAGTAGTTAGTGTATTAAGTTACCAACCTAATGTGCCGAGTTCTGTTGCAGTGGTGGAAATCACAGATGCACAAGCTGCTCAAATAGCAGCACAAACACATTATTTTGATGTAGCCAGCAAATCTGTTGCTGCGGTAGCGGCCGGAGTTACTGCACAGAGAGCTGCAGATGCTGCCAACGGTCAAGAACGTGAATTTTTAAACAGCACAGATTGGAAGATTTTGCGGCATATTAGGCAGAAAGCATTGAATATTGCTACTAGTTTATCAGATGCAGAGTACATACAGCTTGAGCAGCAGCGTGAAGCCGCAGCAGCTCGTGTAGTATGACAGTAATAAATACAAGATATTAGGGGTTAACAGAATGGCATATGAAGTCAACAAATTTAACGGTGTATTTTTAACGTCTGTAGCTGACGGTACTATCGACACCACTACAGATCTACGTCTAGTAGGTAAAAATTACGCAGGTTATGGTGAAGTACAGAATGAAAATTTTGTGCATTTACTAGAAAGCTTTGCCAACACCACAGCACCACCTAAATCTGTAACAGGACAAGTCTGGTTTGATACCTCCACTAAAAAACTCAAGTTCTATGACGGATCTAGATTTAAAGTAGCAGGTGGTGCCGAAGCCAGTGCATCAGCACCCAGCGGGTTAGCCGCAGGTGATTTTTGGTGGGACACAGGAGCCAAACAGCTATACACCTATAACGGCACAGCATTTACGTTGATCGGACCAATCGCCAGCCCGGATCTAGGAACCTCGACTATCAGTCCAGCAGTGGTGTATGGAACTGTGAGTACCGCAGAAGGCCCACATACTATATTAAAGGTTATATCAGATAGCAAAACCATAGCAATAGTTAGTAAAACTGCTTTTACCCTTGACAATAGTAAAAATGCCATAGATGACTTCACAGTAATAAAGAAAGGCGTTACACTAGCTAAATCACAGACTGGTGTTTCCACTGACGATTTTACCTTCTGGGGAACTGCAAGCAACGCCACTAAACTGGGAGGCTTCACAGCTGACCAATACATCAAAACAGGTGAAAGCTCATTTACATCAGAAGTTAGTTTCAAAGATCCTGGCTTCCAAGTAGGTGACGGTAACGACCTTAGAATCAATGTAGAAGGCGGCAACAATGTTATAATTGAAAATCGTCTTGGTAACGACATCACATTTAGAATCACAGTTACAGAAACCACAGATGAGCGAGACATTGCTTTAATTACAAAAACTGGTCTGATGCCTGGGGTTAGTAATGCCTATACGTTAGGATCACCGATTACCACTGCGTATCCTCAAGGGCTACGATGGAGCAATGTCTATGCTACCACATTCACTGGCTCTTTGGTAGGTGCAGTCACAGGCGATACTACCGGTAGTCACAAAGGCAATGTGTTGGCCAATGACAATAGTGTGATAATCAATGCTGCTACCAAACAGATAGGATTTGCTGGTGCTAATATTGTAGGAACACTAACTGGATCTATAACCGGATCAGCTGCAACTGCTGCCACCGCGCAGTTGTTAAACGGCGTAGAGAGCAGCGCCGCAGCACAACTGATTGATCCCGACACCGGTTTGCCTATTCTTGTAGCCACAGTGGCTATACGTAGCAGTAATGGTAATCTTGTAGCCAACCAATTTGTAGGAACAGCAGACAAAGTAGACCGCACCTTTATTGATCGCACCGATGCTAGATCTGATCCAGCTTGGGCAGACGGTACAGTCAGTACTCAGTACAGAACTGCTAGACTCACAGCCACTTCCTACAGTATAGCTGCAAGAGATATCAGCGGTGATATCACAGCTAACGTATTCAAAGGCACAGCCACAGCAGCTCGGTATGCTGACCTAGCAGAAAAATATATTGCTGATCAAGAATATGAAACAGGCACCGTGGTAATGATAGGCGGTGAAAAAGAAGTTACTGCTGCAGATGTTAACACCCGTGCTATTGGAGTGGTATCTGCTAATCCAGCCTATATGATGAACAGTGAATTACAAGGTGGCACTTATATTGCTCTAAAAGGTAGAGTACCATGCAAGGTATACGGTTCAGTTAGAAAGGGCGATCGGTTAGTAGCTGGGCCAAGAGGTGCAGCGATTGCAGCACATGGCAATTATGCCAATGTGTTTGCAGTGGCACTCGAGTCAACTGGTTCGGATAGTATTAGCGTAATAGAAGCATTGGTGTTATAATGACTTCGGGAACCAACGTCTTTGCTGCACAGTATGTAGCCATTCAAGATAAAGCAGAATCGATGATAGGCCCTGGTTCTGGCACACTAGGCTATGGTCAAACTGTGCAAAGTTCTGACGTGTTTACTGGAAACGAAATTTACAAAGCACAATGGGATTTATTGCGATACGATATTGTTAATATAAGACTACACCAAGACGGTGTGATTCCAAGCATTGTAACAGTAAATGTTGGAGATCCTATTGGGTTCGGAGCAGCTTCTCCCAACAGTAACTATGATACTCTTTTAGAAATAGCCCTAGCAAACCGATTTAAAATAGACGGTTCACAATCTGTTATATCTTCTAAAGGCACAGCTACCTATTCTACTGCATGGTCAACTTCTGTTAGTCTTACACTAACAGCTACATTCGCAACCAGTGACCAGGCTAGACATTTTTTCAATAGTGGTGGTAAAGTTAGATTATCAGCATCATTAACTGGGGGATCAGGCTCACAGCAATATAATGCATGGGTTCAATTTCTTGCTTCGGCAGGCATACAATCGTTTGGCGCTGACACAAACCCACTGATAAATTATTACACATTAACTAACAGTTATCAAACCTACTATCAAGGATCTTTGAGCACTGCATATTCTGCCAATTATTTCAGATTAGAAGCCAAAACAGATGTTGCCAATAACTCTACTGGTACAGCCACAGTATTAACTATCCGCGCAACATTGGCCGATAGCTATGTAGATCCAGACGTAGCAACTGGTAATGTAGAACCACCCGGTGATAGTGTGGATGGAACTTTAAGTATTGATGTAACTGAACTCAAAGCAACGGGTAGTTTAGTACCGTCTGGATCTTTTACTATTACCAGCCCAGTATATTCACTTTCAGCCATCTCAGGCAGTTGATAATTTAAATACATTATAACTTAAGAGATAACACATGGCTGTAAATGATAAAATCACCGCTACAGATTACAATAATATTAGAGGACCTCTTGCCAATATCATAGGAACAGGTACTGCTGATTCAGGGTGGGGTCAGACAGTGATCAGTTCCGCAGTATCAGAGGGAACCAAAGTCACAGCAACTCAAATTACTCAGCTTCGCAACGATATTATCAATGCACACACTCATATATTTGGCACAGCTCCTACTCCTGTATCTGTGGCAGAACACGATGTAATTAAATTCAACGCCACAACATCTCCGGTATCCAGTTATACTGCATTAGTTAATACTATCAATGCCAACAGATTCACAGTAGCAGGTAGTCAATCTGCGGTGCAGTCGTATGCTGCATCGTCAACCACATGGCCCGGAATATACGGAACTAATTGGACCAGTCTTATCACCTGCACAATCACAGCCACATGGCCTACTGCTGCCGCTGCTAGGCATTTTTGGAACAGTGGTGGTCAACTGAGAATCACAGCTGTTCGTTCGGGTGGCACAGGTAGCTCTCAGAACAACACTTGGTCTTCGATTCTAAGCACAGCCGGCACACGTACATTTGCTGCTCAAACACCGGCTGCAGGGGTAGCACCTAATGACGGACAAAATTGGTTCAGATGTTCTAACTCAAGACAACTATGGTATTCTTTATCTGGTTCATCACCTTATGGGTCAAACAGTTATAAAATCTATGCCAGAACCACTGATGCCGTGTCTAATTCTAATTCCAGTGGATCAGCCTCCCAGGGCGAATGGCACATAGAATTTGTTGATAATTATGTAGACCCAGGTCAACATCCTTCGAATCCTGTGCCAGACTACACTGATTCTGTAGATGGCACATTCACAGTTTCTGTATCTGCCTTGTATGCCACCGGCATACTAGTCCCACTAGGTACTGGAAACTTTGCTGTTACATTACCTACAGTTTCGGTCAGCGCCATATCATAACTTCGTAATTCTTCTCTAGTCTATTGTCAGCCACTAAATAAAGTGCGCAGATAATCAAGGAGAAAACATGCAAGAGCAACTTAAACAGGCTCTGGATTTTGCTAACTACAAGCAAACATTTTCAATTCAGAAAAAAGTCCTTAAAGAAAAAAATGCTGCCAAATTAACTTTTGGTTTTCAGGGCGGGCTTTTTCACATCAATCAGACTCTGTTAACATTTGTAGAAATCTTAATCCTCAAAGGTAGAACTACATCAGTGGTATTGTTAGATTCTAATCAAAATCCTATTCTCATACCTAATCTAGAAGAGTTTAGAGATGAAATATTTTCTAGATACTTTGAAGCTACTAATGAATATTTTGAAGCTGATCAAAATCTTAAAAAAAGTAGATCTGTTGAAAAGTTATTAGCACAATGACCAAAGGTATTTTAATCTATGCTCACAACAATAGGTCAGTGGACTATGCCCTGATGAGTATTGTAGCTGGCGGCCTAGCTAAAAAACAATTACAGGTGCCTGCTTCTTTGGTCACTGATCAATCTACAGTCGATTGGATGCACGAATCAAAAATATACGACAAAGCACAAGAAGTATTTGAAAATATCATTATCGTACCAAGACCTCCAGCAAATAACTATCGCAGACTGCACGACGGCGCCGAGTATAGCACTGTGACATTTATGAATGGTAACAGATATTCTGCCTGGAAACAAACACCCTACGATAGAACACTGATGATAGACGCAGATTTTTTTATATTCTCAAAGACCCTCGGAGAATATTGGGATGTTGACCATGATATACTAATAGGCGAAAGCATCAATGACATCTATGATAATAACAGACTGGGCTATTGCGACCGTTACATATCAGAGGTTGGGACTAAATTGTATTGGGCCACAACTGTGATGTTTACAAAAAATTCGTATACTAAATTATTTTTTGATCTTGTTCAGATCATACTAGACAACTATCAATATTTTGCTGACACATATAGATTTGACTCAAAACAATACAGAAATGATGTTGCATTCAGCATAGCCAAACATATTTTAGATGGTTTTGAAAACATAGATACAGTATGTTTACCTCCAGTACTAACGCTGCTAGACAAAGACATACTACATGATGTAGATCAAGATAAACTTACTGTGTTGGTATCTCACAAATTAGATGCAAATTTTTGTGCAGCTACTCTCAAGGACACAGACATACACATTATGAATAAACAAAGCATAGTAAGACATATTTCAAAATTAATGGACCTTGTATGAAATTTGGTTATCTAATTATAGTGGCTGAACACGAAACCATTGACTATGTGCAATTAGCTTATGGACTTGCATTGAGTATAAAAAATACACAGCGTCCAGGGTTTGATCAAGTTGCATTAGTTATAGGCAACAAACAAAAATTACAGAATATCAAAAGCGATTGGGTGTTTGATCATGTCATAGAATGGGATCAAGAAACATTTTGGGACGGCCGGTCGTGGATGGATCAACTTAGTCCCTTTGACAACACGGTATGTTTAGATGCAGACATGTTGTTCTTGAGAGACTACAGCCATTGGGCTGAATATTTTATCGAAAACAGTGAATTATATATCGCAAACAAGAGCTTTACCTATAGAGGCGAGACAGTCGTTGACCAACATTATCGCAAGACCTTTATAAAAAATCAACTACCTAATCTATACAGCTTCTATACTTTCTTTAAAAAAGACAGCGAGCTAGCTAAAGAATTTTTTGATCTTGGTAGAGATATAATTAAAAACCCCGTGGAGTTTTCCAACATGTTTTTATCAGAATATAAGCCTAAGATACTAGGAACGGATGAAGCATTTGCTCTAGCAGCAAAGCTGTTAGATATCACTGATGTTATATCCTATGATTTAGATTTTCCTCGAGTGGTGCATATGAAACCTATGATTCAAAATTGGCCATGGCCTGCAGATGCATGGAGTGATCATGTGGGATTTTATTTGAATAAAAAAGGACAGCTGAAAATAGGAAATTATCAGCAGCAGGATATTGTTCATTATGTTGAAAAAGACAAAATGAATCGTGAAATGATTTCAATTCTCGAGGAAATAGCATGGAAAAATTAATTGATTTTGATCAATGGTATCTGAATTACGAATTACCGCCGGTACAGTTTGTAGCTGTATTTGATCCAAACACAGGCTTGGTCCTAAGTGTTGGCCCTAGTCATGCATTTGTAAATGAAAAAAACAAGATTCCTATTGACGATGAATTAGCTCTATCTATAATAAATGCAGAAGTGAAAATTAGCAATTGTGTAGTGGATATTAATTCTAATACTGTAGAAATCGCTGAAATAAAAAGTGTTTTTAAAATAGACGATGTCTTACATAGGATTATCAGTAAGAAAGATTCTGAATTAAAACTGCATGATGTTTATCTCAAACATGATTCAAAAACTAACTGTCTAAAGATAGAGCTATCTGTGGAATACGGTGGTACTAAAAAATCACGTGCCGGTCTCAAAAAACGCAACATAGTTTGGGATGGTGATACCGAAATGTTGTTTTTTATCACAGACTACAATGATCCAAATGTGCTTTTAGAGACTGTATCTGTAAAAATCAATGAACTATTAGGTACCGCAAAAATAATACCTAACATTAATTTTACTAAATTTAGTGTATATACTAGACGAATCTTTAAGAAATATGTGATTGAATATAAATGAAAATAGTAGAATTTGATATAGTATTTTTAAGTTATGATGAGCCTAATGCAGAATTGCATTATGCTGATCTGGTTTCTAAAGCTCCTTGGGCCAAACGTGTTCATGGAGTGAAAGGCAGCGACCATGCACATAAAGCCGCAGCAGAGTTAGTAGAAACGGAATGGTTCATAACCGTAGATGCTGATAACATAGTAGATCCTAAGTTCTTTGATCTTGATTTAGATATGAAAGACCCTAAGATTCAAGTCTACGGATGGTGCGGTCGAAATAAAATAAATGGTCTCAGATACGGCAATGGCGGAATAAAAATCTGGAAGAAAGACTTTGTTCTCAACATGAAGACTCATGAAAATTCAGAAAGTGATCGAGGCCAAGTAGACTTTTGTTGGGAAGATGGATATCGCAATTTCCCTAGAGTCTACAGCGAAAGCATAATTACAGGAAGCCCATTCCAAGCATGGAGAGCAGGATTCCGCGAAGGTGTAAAGATGACCTTGCTTGACGGAGTTAAAGTTCCTCCTCAAGAAATTAAACAACGCATCTGGTGGCATAATATTCATAGACTGCGTATGTGGAGCACTGTTGGAGCTCACGAAGAAAATGGTGAATACGCTATTCTCGGAGCTCGCATGGGAACTTGGATGACTAACTGTACAAACTGGAATTATGTTGATGTACGTGATTTTGAGATTCTTCGAACTGTGTATGAGAACAATGTTGATCATTCATGCGTAGAACAAGATGCACAGATGTTAGGTGTAAAAATTAAACAACAACTTGGGCTGGATTGGCCTTGGTTAGATTCTAAACAAAGCAAATATATATTAGACCTGTACGACGAAACTATTAACCTTAACGCAACCTATTATCAGCAATGTACGATATAATTTTTATAAGCTATCAAGAACCCACCGCAGATAAGAATTTCGAAGCACTGTCTAAGAGATTTCCTAGAGCACAACGAGTACACGGGATTAAAGGTATACATCAGGCACATATTGTTGCGGCTAAAAATAGTTTTACTAAAATGTTTTGGGTAGTCGATGCTGACGCCGAGATACTAGATAGTTTTAATTTTGATCATGTGGTGCCCAAGGAAGATTTAGAATGTGTGCATGTGTGGCGTAGTAAAAATCTTATAAATGGATTAGAATACGGATACGGTGGCGTAAAACTTTTACCTAAGGCTCTTACTCAAAATATGGATGTATCTAAGCCCGATATGACCACAAGCATTAGTTCTTTGTTTAAGGCCATGCCAGAAGTCAGTAACATCACAGCATTTAACACAGATCCCTTTAATACATGGAAAAGTGCTTTTAGAGAATGCTGTAAATTAGCCAGCAGGACCATAGATAGACAAGACGATACTGAAACACAACAGCGATTAGATGCGTGGTGTAAACTTAATGATAATGTTCCTTTTGGATTTTATTCTTATCTAGGTGCCGAAGGTGGAAAATCTTTCGGAGAGCATAATAAAAATGATCCGCGGACCCTTAAATTAATTAATGATTTTGATTGGTTACAAATACAATTTGATGCAGCTAAGGAAAGAATAAGTGGACGATAAGGCTAGAATACAAAAGTTCATTCCTATCATGAATGAGATTTCGCCTACGTTCTGTATGGCCAAATGGCACCATACGACTATCTATTTGCAAACAGGCGAAACACACAGTTGCTATCATCCAGCACCTCATAAAATTCCCTTAGATGAGATTATTATAGATGCAAGTGCGTTACATAATACCAATCAAAAAAAACACGAACGGTTGGAAATGCTCAACGGTGGAAAACCCAAGGGCTGTAATTACTGCTGGAATATCGAAGCTATGGGTGACGAATACGTTAGCGATCGTAAAGAACGCAACTCGACAATCTATACAGATCAACGATTTCAGCAGATCAAAGATGGCGATTGGGATCAAAATATTAATCCGCAGTATATCGAAGTTAGTTTCGGTAATGAATGCAACTTTAAATGCGGATACTGCCATCCTAAACACAGCAGTGCTTACTACAAAGAGATCAAAG